ATAGTGGGAAAGAGAAGGCTCCTGCCGCCATCTGCCGTAAAGTGGCAGTATCTAAGGCAATTGGAGCCGATTCAATCGAAATTTGGGGAGACGGGAAGCAGACCAGAAGCTTTCTTTACATCGATGCGTGTCTAGATGGAATTAGAAGGCTGATGGATTCTGATTTTATGGGTCCAGTAAATATAGGTTCAGAAGAAATGGTATCTATAAATACACTTGCTAAGATGGTTATGGAAATTGCAGGAGTTGATTTAGAGATTAAACATATTCCTGGTCCTTTAGGAGTTAGAGGAAGAAAATCAGACAACACCCTGATTTACGAAAAATTGGGCTGGAAACCAACGACTAAACTTTATGATGGTTTGATACCCTTATATAAGTGGATAGAGGAGAGGGTTTATGAGAGTCACCTTTTATAATCATTTTGGTGCAGGAGATATATTTGAATCAAGAGAGTTTGTTAAAGATTTAATGAAGATTCTTCCGGCAGACGAATATCGTTATGCACACGGTAAAAATCCAAAAATTCTCTTAGATATCCCAGAACTAAAATATACAGAAGTTACAGAGATTATGGAGCCACCGAAAGCATTCATTAGAGATAACGATGATTTATATATAAATACTTGGATAGGTAGAGACGGTCAATATGTCCTAAGTGGAATAGGGTGTGTAGTGGAGATGTTGCATCTCATGTACGTTCACATGCTCTTGATGTTACAGATAGATTCAGGACTTTCTAGAAAAGATTCTCTAACATATATACCTACAATAGACTATAAATACTATAATATAGGTCCTGTAAGAGAGTGGGTTGATAGGCATTCTAATCGAATGAATGTTTTGGTTTGTAATGGACCGGCTCAGTCGGGACAGGCAGAAAACTTTGATTTTACAGAGGGCATATATATGCTTTCTAGGATGTTTCCCGATATAAATATAATCTTAACATCACCAGCTAATATAAAAGAAAATAATATATATTTTACTAGCGATATAATTCCTCAAGTAGACGGGTTCGATCTCAACGAAATTTCATACCTTAGCAAGTTTTGTAGAATATCGGTAGGGAGGAATTCTGGCCCCCATGTCTTTTCACAGGTCATGGATAACTGGCAAGACCCAACTAAGATAAATGTATCTCTTACTAGAAAGAAAGAAGCATCCCATTTCGTGCTATCAAATGATTTACCTATGAGAAAATTCTGGCTTGAAACTAATAACCCAATTGGTTTCTTTACCGTTATGGAATCGGCGGTGAAACTATGCTTATAGAAAGATTAGATGGAGAAACATTTAGAACTGTTGTTGAAAATACTCCTTTAATTTCTATTGATCTTATCGTCAGAAACCAAAGCGGCAAGGTCCTGCTAGGACTTAGGAATAATCCTCCAGCAAAAGACTACTGGTTTGTTCCGGGCGGAAGGATACTAAGGGGAGAGCACATAGACGAGGCCGTAGAAAGAGTTAGCGAAGAGGAACTGGGAGTTAGAATCGGCATAAAATCCTGTGGTTTTGCTGGTATCTTTGAGCATATATATAAAGAAAATATTTATGGGAGTTCTTCTGGGACACACTATATTGTTATAGGGCTCCACGCGCATGTAGGAACCGATAGCGACCATTTGCCAGAGGGTCAACATAGACGTTTTCAATGGTTTTCAGAAGAAGATATACTTAAATCAGAGAATGTCCATGAATATACAAAACAGTACTTTAGAAAAAAGGGAGAGGCGTAATGAAAACTTTAGTGGGGATTGTGACATACGGAGCATTTGACTTCACTAGATTAACGATAGAATCCTTTGATAGAACAGTGAAGTCTCCTTTTGACTTGTTTGTGGTAGTGGGTAGACCTAGTGACACTATAACAAAACAGTGGCTAGACGCATCAGCAGTTCCTAGTGTAGTCCACGAAGTCAATATGGGTTTTCCTGCTGGATTAAATGATATTTATGACTATGGATTTGTTCATAATGATTATGATTATGTGATTACAGCAGGTAACGATATTATTTGCTATCCGTATGCCATAGATAATATGATTAAACTGGCAAAGGAAACAGACTGGGAATGGATCAGTGCTTCTCAGTATGATGTTAAAACATTAATAAATCAGTTCCCAGAAACTGAAAAATATTTTCATGGTGGACCCGATAAACTTCTTTTTGAAGATTTTAAAACTAAACCGTGGGAGAGTTTTACTGGGTATTGTGATGAGAGAGTTATAGAACCTAATGTTATTAAAGACGTTCATAATCTCTGTCTTTATAAGAAATCTGTATTTGACGCTATTGGTTATGTAGACCCTAATTTTTATCCTGCATATTATGAAGATAATGATTACGCAAGAAGAGGCGTCAACGCTAAACTTAAGACTTGTAACTTAACTAACTCTGTCTATTTCCACTTTTGGAGTAGAACTATAAAGCAGTTCGAAATAAAAAACTCAGTAGAAAAAACATCTAATCATCAATATTTTAATAATAATCGTAAGTTCTATATGACTAAGTGGGGAGGAGATTTTGGACAGGAAATGTATGATATTCCTTTCAACGGAGAACCCTATTCATTAGGAGGAAATATTCCTTTAGAGCCTAGCATAAAGATTTCTAGACGAGATAATGAGAGAGCTATTGCAGATTATTGGAGACCCCAAGGATAATGCCTATTGTTGAGAAGCCTAGTCATGAGGATATGATCCTCTATGAAATTATGAGACATCCGGTTCTAATGGGAGAGTTTTTCTATAACGTTGACCTAGAGCCTGAGGATGAGTCGTTTGAGTTAACTGTATATCAGAAAGAGTTCATCTGTGATTTTGGTAACTTTGTAAGTCTCTGTTGTGGTAGGTCTGTTGGAAAAACCATATCCCTAGGCGTTATTATCTGTTGGCTAATGATAAATCAGGTATTCAGGGGAGACTACATAGTATATGTAGTTCCTAATAAGGTGCATCTTGATCCTGTGTTTAATCACCTATCTAGATTATTTAGAGTCAACTCTCTCCTAAAGCAATTCATCGATCCTAAGAAGGGTATCAACTCATCTACTCATACTATAAAATTACTAAACTTTACCATGTTAGATTGCAGAATAGCCGGAACGACTGGAACAGGTACTAACGTAGTTGGTATGCACAGTCCGTTTGAAATTCTAGATGAGTCTGGTTTCTTTCCTTGGGGCACATGGATTGAACTCCAGCCGACTCTAAATCAATGGCAAAAGGGTTTTAGACTAATCGTATCCGGTGTTCCAATTGGGTTAAGAGAAAATAATGTCTGTTATTATGCAGACGAGATAGACAGTAAGTTCTCTATTCATAGAGTAACTGCCCATCAAAATCCTAGATATACACCAGAGAAAGAACAAGAAAATATTGAACAGTATGGAGGAGTTGATAGTGAAGATTACATTCACCATGTTATGGGGAGGCACGGTTCTCCAACATTCGCTGTATTTGACAGAAACTTAATGCTCATAAAGCAATATCCTGTATATAAAATTAAGGTGGACGGAACAGTTGTTGTGGATACATCTGAAATTTATAATAAGCTGTCTGTTCTTCCTAAGATTGAAACTAAGGTAGACTATACACTAGTTGGAATTGACTTGGGGTACACAGAGCCAACGGCTATACATATCTTGTATGCAAAAGATGGTCAACTATTTTATCATGCTAGAATTCAATTAACTAAAGTTTCTTATCCCCTACAGAAAAGACTAATAGATTTTCTGGACGATAAGTTTGGAAGATTTGATATAATCGGTATTGATGCAGGCGGACCCGGTAAGCCATTCGTTCAAGACTTACTGGAAGCCGATGATTTTATCCACAAAGACTACAAGAAAAGAATGTTCCCCATTGAATTTGCCTCCCAGATTGTTCTGGGTATAGATGCGGATGGTAATGAAATTAAGACTAAACTAAAACCATTTGCCGTATCTTTGGCACAAGAATATTCTAACTCTCATAAGATAATTTATTCATCTACTGATATGGAATTTATATCAGAATTAGAAAGGACCACATATACTAAAACCCCGTCAGGAGAAGTAGTTTATAGAACTCTAACTTTACGAGGAGGAGAAAAGGGTGAGGACCACCACACATCAGCATTGCTATGTGCATCAGTGGCCCACTATCTCGTAAAAGATGCAAGTCAGAATAGACATAAAAGTAAGAGACTTTATACTCCAACGTGGTTTGCAGATAGGATGTTACCATGACCGAAAAATTAGCTAAGTCAAGTTTAGAGCAATACACAATTTTATATCCATTAGCTCGGGACGCGTCTCCTTGGGGAATAGAAAAGATAGATAAGTTAGAGTTAACTTATAATACATGGAAGAATGTAGTTGATGACTGTAGATACTTCTACAAACGTGATCCATTCGTCTCTACAGTTATTAATAAAATCGTTGATTTATCTATCAATGACTTAATTATTCATGAGGGAGACGCTAGAAAGTCTATAAAAGATATAGTAGAGGCTATTAAACCAAATCTTCTTATGTTCATGAGAAGTGCCGCATTAGAGTATTTATTAAGTGGACTTGTTATTCCAGAAGTTACATTTGAGAATGTAGAAAAAGATGATCTACAGAATTTAGGGATTAAAAGATTTAGCAAGTTATCTCTACCCACAGATATGTGGTTAAGAGACCCCTCAGCAGTTGTTATTAAAAGTCCTCTAATTGGTGGTAGAAAATCTTACTTTGTAAAAATTCCAGAAGAAATGAAAGTTTTTATCACAAATGAAGGTAGATATTCTGATGGAAATGTAGACAAAGACTTATATGAAACCTTAGTAAAGGAAATGCCAGAATTTGTAGCCTCAATAAAAGCTGGAAAGACAGAAATTCTTTTAGATAATCCTTTAGTTATTCAATATAGAACTCTTGCTGGAGAAACCTATCCGACACCGTATCTTATGCCGGCACTAGAATCACTTCGACATAAGAGAAATCTTAGAAGAATGGATTATTCATTAGCATCTAGAGTTATCACAGCTATTCAATTAATCAAGATGGGTAATGACGAGTATCCACTAACAGAGGATAATCAAGATCAGCTAGAAGAACTAAAGAAGCAAATGCGATGGAGAAATGATCTTTATAATGAAAACGTGGAAAGAATTTTCCAACTATTCTCTAATCACACAGTAAGTATAGAGTGGATTATGCCAGATGTTAGAATTATACTCGAAGATACTAAATATAAGAGCGTAAACCACGACATTGCTATAGCCTTGGGGTT